CACAATTCAGCCGGTGCCATGTATCCACCTACAAAACTTTCCAATGGTAATTTATACTCTTTCATGTTATATTCTTATATAAAGGATTATATGCGTTTTGTCGATAGATTAAAAGAAGTAAAATATGCCACTCCTAATCAGAAGAAAAAAGAACTGTGGGATGTAGAGGGTATATTACACAATCAAAAATTTAAATTTGATTTGCGACCTTTAAAAAATAATGCTAAAGGTGGATCCTTTAAAACTAAATCAGATAAGATAGTTTTTAATATGAAAGATCAATTTATAATAGTAGATACAGAAGAGCTTCATCAATACCTCAGAGATAATAAATCAAAGATGGCAACCATAGAGGACCTGGTATCTAATTTAGAGTGGAACATAATTTTAGCTTAACATGGACCCTGTAATACATCCTATTTTTCCTACCGCTGTATATCATGCTAATATACCTAATATCAGTAGTCCTAATCCAAAAGATTTTAAAAGAGACGTATTAGGAGGAGTCAACTCCGGTAATGAATTTACAACTAATTACCATGTATTAGATTCCAAACAATACAAGCCTTTGAAAAAACACATTCAAACTCACATAGATAATTATGTAAAAGACATAGTTAACCCTGCTACACAATTCAAAGTAGATATAACTTTATCTCATATCAACTGGATACCCAAAGGAGGGTTTCATCACATACATGACCACCCTAACTCTTTTTTATCTGGTGTATTTTATTTCGATGTAGACACAGATGATGGTTTAAATTTTCATAAAAGAGAACATAATTTTTTTAGGATATATCCTAATCAATGGAATTACTATAATAGTCATCAATGGACTGTAAAGGTAAACAGAGGGGACCTTTTAATATTTCCTTCTTCTTTACTACACTCTGTTTCTAATGTAAAAATGAAACAGAAAAGATGCACCTTAGCCTTTAATACAATGGTTAAAGGGACCATAGGTGGGGATGATTTAACGGAATTGACACTGAAATAGGGTAGAATATAATACTACCAAAAATATAAAAACTCTATATAATACAAGGCTTATGTTACAGAAGCTTAATTTTAAACCAGGATTCAACAAACAAGCGACAGACTCAGGGGCAGAAGGCCAATGGGTAGATGGTGATTTCGTTAGATTTAGATATGGACTACCAGAAAAGATAGGTGGCTGGGAACAGTTAACCGTGGCTCAGGAAACATTACCTGGAGCAGCTAGAGCTCAGCACGCTTTTGCAAGTTTTAATGGTGAGAAATATGTAGCTATAGGAACTTCACAAGGATTATTTTTATATTACGAAGATGCTTTTTATGACATCACTCCTCTAGATGCTCAAATATCTGGAACGGCTACCTTTGATACAGTTCAAGGATCTGCTGTATGTACAGTTAATTTAACAGGACATGGTTTAAGTAATGGTCGATATGTAACTTTTAACAGCATGTCTATTATTCCAAATGGATTTACAGCTGCTTCTACTTTCACAGAAGGGGCTTTTGAGATTAGAGATGTAACTACTAATAGTTTTGTAATTACAGCTCCTACAGTTGCAGTAAACCCTGGCGGATCGGCAACTGGATCAGCGACTGTTAAACCTTACGTTACAGTAGGACCTACATTTCAAACAGCTGGTTATGGTTGGGGAACATATCTATGGGGTGATTCTACATGGGGGACAGCTAGAACTCTTAGTAACGTTATTCTAGATCCAGGCATCTGGAGCCTTGATAACTTTGGGGAAGTATTAGTTGCAACTATATTTAACGGAAAAACTTTTACGTGGGATGCAGGTGCTTCGGTTCCAAGAGGAAACAGAGCTTCTACTACCACTACAAATTTTAACACTACGGCCAATCCTACAGCTAGCAGATTAACTCTTGTGTCTGACAGAGATAGACACTTATTTCATTTTGGAACCGAAACAACTATTGGAGACTCAACCACACAAGATCCGATGTTTGTAAGATTTTCTAATCAAGAAGATTTGAACTCTTATGTTCCTAGCTCGACCAACACTGCGGGCACCTTTAGACTAGATACAGGAAACAAGATTATAGCAGCTATCCAAGGTAAAGATTATGTATTCTGTCTAACCGATCAAGCTGCCTATGTTATTCAATTTGTTGGTCCACCATTTACTTTCTCAGTAAGACAGGTAGGTACCAATTGTGGCTGTATTGGTCCTAAAGCTGTATCTTACGCAAACGGAGCTGTATGGTGGATGTCAGCTGAAGGAGGATTTTTTGTATTTGATGGTACGGTAAAATCACTGCCGTGTTTAGTTGAGGACTTTGTATTTAGTACAGATGGAGATAACTTAGGAATAAACTATAACGCTTCTGATCTTGTTTATTCATCACCCAATGCTTTGTATACAGAAATAAATTGGTTCTATGCTAAATCAGGTTCAGAACAAATTGATAGATGTGTAACTTATAATTATTCAGAGAATGTATTTACTACATCCTCTCTAGACAGATCAAGCTATCAAGATCAAGGTGTATACCCTGAACCGTATGCAACTGATTATGATTCTACCGCCTTACCTGTTTTTTCTGCTATTAGTGGCATAACTAGTAAGTATGGAGCATCCATATACTATTGTCATGAAAAGGGCGACGATCAAGTAAATAGTTCTGGCACTACATCAATTAATGCATTTATTAAGTCTGGAGACTGGGATATTACATCTAGACGAAGCGCTCTAGGTCAACAGACTGGAGTGGTAGACTACAGAGGAGATGGAGAGTTCTTTATGTCTGTAAAAAGATTTATACCTGATTTTAAATATTTACGTGGTAATTCTACAGTTACATTGTTTTTAAATGATTATCCTGACAATGCTCCTGTTGGTTCACCATTAGGTCCCTTTACAATAACTAAAACCACTGATAAGATAGATACAAGAGCTAGAGGAAGATTAGTTGCTATTCAGATAGCTAACACATCTACAGGAGAAGCCTGGAGATATGGAACTTTTAGACTTGACGCGCAACCGGATGGAAGAAGATAATGGCAGAAAATACAGTTAGTTATGGAATAGGTTTATCAGATCAACAATTAAATGCTATGTTGAATAGTGATGTACCTGAGATTAGACAACGAGCAGAGAACTATGTATCCGAGGCTCAAAGTCAGCAACAAAAAAAATCAGGTATTTTACAAAAAATAGGAAATTTTTTTGTTTCACCTGCGGCTAGTGCTGAAATAACTCCTTCTACATATAATTTAGGCACTGGTTTTCAACAAGTATTAAAACCTGATGGTACCCTTGAAATTGTGCCCGTACAAAATCAAAATCAATTTCCGTTTGTATCTATGTCTGAATTTGCAAAAACTAATAATCTGATTTCACCTGCTAGTGTAACACCTAAAGATACTTTAACATCTCTAAAAAATTTTCAAGACAACTACTATCTTGATAATAAAATGGCACCTCCTAAATCATTAGGTTTTGATACTACTTATGGTGTAGCTAACGAACCTGATGTTCCACAAGTAGCTTTACCTGGTCAAAACAAAGGTATACCATTTGTAACTCAAGCTAAAGACTTCATAACTCAAACAGTGCCTAAAGCAATTAAAACAGGTATAGCGACTGCAATAGATTTTATACCGGGTATGAGATTTGTAAAAAGTTTAGATAAATTTGATACACTTCCATATCAAGATAGAAAATTTATTGAGTCTGTTATGGATACGAAAGGTCTTCCAGGCAGTGGAGTATACGTAGATCCTAGCACAGGTTTAGTAAAAGATATGCGAGGTAAAAATGTTAGAAGTCTTATGGGTAATTATGCTGAAGATATTGAAGAAAGTTATCAAGACAAACTAGAATCTTTAGAAAAATCTAAAGAGAGATGGGAAGATAAATACGGTGATTTAAATAATCCAAATAATTTAGGTAAAACTTGGTCAGAGATGAATAATTTTAATTTAAAAGAATTTAACTTCTTAGAAGAAATGAAAAATAAAAAAGATAAACAAACAGCTGATTTAAAAGAAAAAATTAAAAACACTAAATCTATAAATATTCATGATGACCCTTATGATAAAAATAAAACTAAAACTAAAAATAAAACTGAATTTACTGACTTTCCTAACAGGAACAGGCCTGATAAATCTGGAGCAACTGGAACTAAAGCTGGTGGCTTTACAAACCCTGGTAAGGGAAGTTATGGACCTCATAGATAATGGCAAAAGTTACAAATTATATACCCGAACCTAAACCTGAGTATGATGTAGAAAATCAAAGACAGATACTCGAGTCTTTAAATACTTTACAACAACAGCTTAATTTTTCTTTTCAACAAGATTTAAAAAACGAACAGGATGCGTTTAATTATTTTTTATCATGAGTATATTTTATAAAAACCAAGGTTTTAAAAGAGCTGATACAAGTAAGGCTACGGTGCTTACGTGTCCTCTCGACGGAACTATTATAGTTAAAAGTATTTATTGTGCAAATAATGATGCATCATCAGCTATTTTAGTAAACATGAATTTTGTTGACTCATCTGATTCTAGCGCTGAGTATGAATTTTTTAGAGATGACGTGGATGCTAAGTCGCAAGTAAATGCAACACCACAGGGCTTGAATTTAGAAGCAGGTGATGCTATAACTGTGCAAGCAGCTACAGGCAGCAACAAAATACAAGGCGTAATAAGTTATGCCTTAATAAACAGAGAGAATGAAAACGGATAACATAATTAAAATAGATTGCACTACGATAACTACGTGGCGTAATACTAAAACTAAAGAAGTGTTTAAAGAAAAGAAAGAAGGACCTGATATAGTTCAAGATGTAACTGTGCAGGTTTCACCGAAAGGTTTAGACATGATACAGAAAGCGATGAATACTAATGACAATAAATCAAAACCCTAAAGGCGGAACTGAATTACAAGAAGATTATTTACATAAGTATGTAGATAATAAATTATTATCTGAAGTGCAGATATGTACATCTGTGCCTGAAAAAATACCTTTACATCCTACAAAAGTAAATATCTTATGGCAAAAAAATTCTTATGATCAAAGTAATTTATATCATTGGTTTAAAGATAAATCTAACCATGACAAATATGATTGGTATGTATTTAACAGTCACTGGACTTATGAAAAATTTAGAAATCATTTTGATATACCCACACACAAATCTGTAATAATAAAAAATGGTATAGATAAAATAGGTAAAGCTGCTCCATATGAAAAAGGTAAGCCTATAAAAATTATTCATCAAAACACACCGTGGAGAGGATTGTCTGTATTACTAGGAGCTATGCAGCTAGTAAAAAATCCTTTGATAAGTTTAGATGTTTATTCTTCTTGTGAGATATATGGTAAAGCTTTTCATGAGGCGAATGATCATAATTATAAGGACCTTTACAAACAAGCTGAACAATTACCTAATGTTAATTATATAGGTTACAAACCAAATGGTTTTATAAAAGATCATTTACATAATTATAATATGTACGTGTATCCTAGCATATTTGAAGAAACGTTTTGTATATCTTTATTAGAATGTATGGCTGCAGGTTTATACTGTGTGACTACAAACTATGGAGCTTTATTTGAAACAGGCGCTGAGTTTCCTATGTATATCCCCTATGAAAATGACAAAAGATTATTAGCTCAAAAATTTGCATATGGCATAGAGGCTGCTGCTAAAAGTTTACATGAAACAGAAATACATAATCACTTAGAATGTCAATCAGCTTATGCACAAGCATACTACGGTTGGAATAAGATAGGTACATCTTGGAAAAGATTTTTGGAAGGAGCGGTTGCATATGGAAAAAAGTAGTAAAGCGCAAGGCGCTAACAATGAACCCATCTGGTTTACTAAACCATCTACGGAAGGGGACACCGAAGTTACCACGATCAATATTGGAACGAAGTCTCAATACAAAATAATGGTATGCACACCTGTGCATAGCGATGTGTCTATGCATTACTGTCAAGCTGTCTTAAAATTTCAACAGGAATGTATGCAAAGAAAAATACTTGTAAGTTTTACTTTGATGAAATCATCATTAGTTACGCAAGGTAGAAATCTATGTGTAGCAGAAATGTTGAAT